GAACAAATATCAAAAACAAGTATTAGACGTTCTGAAACCCAAAATTAAGGCGTTGGGGTTCAGTAAGAAAGACGTTGAGAGTATCGCTGCTGACATCGCCGATAATCTCTCGTTTGAAGAAGATGCCTCAGAGGAAGATGTAAATGCCGAGATCGAGAAACAGGTCAATGCAGTTATTTCTCCTCTCAAGATTGCTCAGAAGGCAATCAACCGAGGAATCCAGAAGTTCATGGAGTCCCAGGAATCAGAAAAAGAGGAAGACGAGGAGAAGGAAGAAATGCCTGCTCCCGTTCAGACGAGCGAGGAAAAGAAAGAAGATACCCCTGCTTGGGCTACTGACCTTATGTCAACAATCCAGTCCTTGAAGGAGGAAGTCAGCACCATGAAAAGCGCGAAAGTAGCAGATACTCGCCGTGAGAAACTCACCGCCATGCTGAAAGACACTGGCACATTCGGTAAGCGTGTCTTGAAGAATTTTGACAGGATGAAGTTTGAAACGGAGGAGGAATTTGAGGACTTCGTTAGTGACGTGCAGGACGACTTGGAATCGCTCAACCAAGAAAGAGCCAATGAGGGATTGGGCAAGCTCGGTGCTCCAGCTTCTGGCAACAAGCAGAAGCCTGAAGAGACCAAATTGCTTACTGATGCCGAGTTGGACGAGTTAGCAAACACGTTTTAACTAAATTAAGTACAAATGAGCGCAATCAATATTGGTACTACCAATTCTTGGGGCTATGGGCTTGAGCCTGTAGTCATTCGCCACTACGAGGACGGTATCAAGGGCGGCAAGGTGCTTGATGTGGAAGGCTTCTCTGAGGATGTTATCCAGTGTGGCCATGTCATCATTAAGAAAACCATTGACGGTGTTGACAACTATCGTCCTATGCCCGTCAGCAATGGTGCTTATGGCACTTTAACCAGTGGCTATTCCTACGCAGGTATTTGCGTCACCACCGTGCCCGTCACGGAGCCTATCGTCGGCATTATGACATCTGGTGAGGTGAACGACAAGGCTGTTCCTTTCAGCATGAGTAGCATCCTTACCGCATTTAAGGCCGCTGTCCCCACAATCCGCTTTGACCACGATTAACACATTCTGAACAATGAACGAATCATTATTTATTCAGTACGTTCTGCGCTTCTTCCCGAGGTTGCAGACTTTGATTGAGAAGATCAACGGCAAGCGTAACAGCCAGCTTACTTATCTGCACAAGGACACCTCTATCCTTCGCCGTGTGTATTCACCCGACAACAAGTGGGAGGCCGACTCGGTTAACCTCACTTACGTTGCCGCAGACTATGTAGCACTCGATTCTCCCCTGCCCCTCAAGAGCCGTGAGACCTTGAGCCAAGCCAATGGCAAGTTGCCCAAGGTAGGTATCAAGAAGTTCTTGAAGGAGTCGGAAATCAATGCTCTCAACGTCATGGAGGCACAGGGTGGTCAGGCAGCCGAAATCCGCCGCAAGCTGGCACAGGATTCTGTTGCTTGTTCCGTAGGTATCGACGAGCGCAATGAGTATGCGTTCCTGTTCGGTCTGAGCAACGGCTATGTCGCAGTCAAGGACGAGGACAACCCCGATGCGTTGCTCCGTCTGCGTTTCAACTATCCAGAGGAGAACCAGTTCGGTGTGGCCGATGTAAATGCAGGCCTTACTATTGACGACCTCAAAAACGTCATCAGTAAGGCAGACATCGCTGGAAACACCATCGTTCAATTCTGGATCGCTAAGTCCACCTATGACAAGCTGCGTAAGACCGACGGCGCAAAGGAACTTGTAGCTACCTACAACGGCCAGACCTACACCAATAACACCAACCTGCCCGTTCCTACCACCACGAAGTTTAACGAGGCCTTTGAGGATGAGACAGGCGTTACGTTCCGAGTTATTGACCGTTCCGTCATCCTCGAGAAGGACGGCAAGAAGAACCCTCAGAAGCCATGGAACCCCAACATGGTCATCGGTGTGTGCAGTACTATGGTAGGCGCATTGGTTTACGGACGTCTCGCAGAGCAGACAAATCCCGTCAACGGTGTCGCATATCAGACTATCGACACCTACAAGCTGATTGCAAAGTTCAGCAAGACCGATCCTTTGCGTGAGGCCACAACTGGTCAGGCTTATGTGTTGCCCGTCATCGAAGATGTTGACCAGATTTATCAGATTGACGTAACGCAGGGTGTTACCATTAACACCACGGCAGAGTCTGCTGATACTAACGACATCTATGTGACCATCGGCACTAACAAGTACAGCAAACCCGCTGCCATTTCTGCCTTGAACAATCTCGGCGCATCGCTGCCCGCTGGCGCAACCGACCAGCAGGTAATAGATGCCTACAACGACTTGAGCAAGGCCAAGAAGACAGCATTTGCCGCAGCCGTAACCCCAATCAGTTGAGAAGATGAGTAAGACAGTCGCCCAAGCGTTAATGGATGAAGTCCACTACCCAATTCCTTATGGATATGTGGAGAACGTGTGCATCAAGCGAGGATTCACAGGAGACGAAACATTTTCCTATGAAATCTCCGCAAGCAACGAATACAAGGGCGCATTGGCCGACTGTTACTACTCGCTTCTTACGGCTGTTAGCTTCAGCGAGAGCGACAAGAATTTCGGTGCTTTGACCGATAAGGACAAAGAACGATTACTCGGTTTAGCGAACAGGCTCTATGGCGAAATCGGAGAAGAAGAGAAATATGACGGGACACCGGCGGTCTATATTGGCGACGCTGCGTTCAATTAAGGTTGCCCTTGTCCCTAAGGTTAAAT